CTTCAATGCCCATACTCCGCGCACTGCCCGCAATAGTTCGCACCGCAGCATCCATATCGGAGGCGGTCAAATCGGGCATTTTCGTACCCGCGATCTCCTCAACTTGTCCCCGTGTCACCTTTCCGACTTTATGCGTATGAGGCGTTGGACTTCCTTTATCAAGCCCCGCCGCTTTTTTCATTATATCCGCACAAGTTCGTCAAGACTTATTCCTAACACGTCTGCGATTTTGAGCGCGTTTCCTATACTCATTTCCCGCGTCCCTGCGGTATATCGGCTAATCGTTGCTCTATCAAGCCCCGTTGCTTCGGCTAGTTCATTACGTTTCACTTTTTTCATTCTCATCTGCCGTTTCAAGTTGGTTCCAATTGCCTGTAAATTCATTTAATGCCCTCCTTTAAATTTCAAAATAATATAGCCAATTGGCAACTAAATCCATAAATAACATTATTTAAATAATGTGTATTTACAACCAAATGATTTATAAAGATAAAACGAAATTTGGATATATAAATTGCCAATATGTCATTTTTATGGCATAACTTGTTGATATTATGAATGCTATTATTAAATGAATTCAATAAATTATCGCATGGGTGTCGCCAATAGGTCACTTATGCAATTTACATACCTGATTATAAAGTAATGTCAGGCAAAATAATAGCTCGTAGGGTTTTCTATCTTACTGTTTTTTTTATTAAATGGCCATTTGGCAATTTAATTGCTATATATATCAAACAAAAACAAAAATGCTCTTTAAAATTTTGGTGAACACACGCACACGTTATGCAAAATTATGACCAGCGCATGGCATGGAGAACTGAGAAACAGTCGCTCTTTTGTTGGGCCGACAGCTTATATTCGCTGGTAACAACTATCTATTTGAATGGGTCAGCGGGACAAATGGTATTAATATGAGATTTTTGCAGTTTTGATTTTGTAACTAAAATCAATTTTGATTTAGTAACAAAATCAATTTTGATTTAGTAACTTAAATCAAACTATACTAATCAAAACTGGTCAAAGTCCAAACAACAAGCCAAATTTTAGACAATTTGATTTAGTAACATAAATCAAATTTGATTTAGTAACATAAATCAAATTTGATTTAGTAACATAAATCAAATTTGATTTAGTAACATAAATCAAATTTGATTTAGTAACAAAATTCAAATTGAGGTAACAAATGAATGAAAAATAAGCAGCCCAGCAGTGGAGGTGCCAGGCCCGGTGCTGGTCGGAAAAAATCCAGTAAATTCAAGACTGTCACAATGAGAGTCCCTGCTCCCATAGCCGACATAATAGACAAACACGCCCAGCAGCACGGTATTACACGAGTCGCCAGTTTTGCTGACATTTGGGAAAAAAACCACGAGCCTAAAGAGGAGGAAATCATTACACCGATTGAGCTGGCCAACTTACGAAAAAAAATTGAACAGTTAGAAAGTGAGTTAGCACAGCCTAATAGGCTAACCGATGATGAGGAAGAGGTACGGATCGCAAACGAGATCATGAGTGAGCCGAGCGCCCCGCTCCTGATAACTCAACAAAATCAGGAAGAAGTTTCGGGAAATAATCGGCGATTTATTGGAATGTCTGATATACCTTACCTTTTGGCAATAAAGTATCCAGATTTACCCGAAGTTTATAAGACCCCAACAGACGTTTGGCTAGAAAAAACAGGGCGTGCAAAACTCCTACCAAATGATCGAGATGGAATGATCAACGCTGGTGAAGAAAGGCTTTGGCTGGGCAAAGTTTTTGAGGAGCCGATAGCGCAGGAAATGGCAGCTCGACTTGCTGTTTGCTTAATTCATCCGCAAAAAGAATATATCCACCCTGAATATTCTTTTTTAAGGGCACATATTGATTATGAGTTTATCAACAGCGACGGCGAAAAATGTCTTATGGAGGTAAAAACCGTCGATCCTCGATCCACTCACTTCAAAGAATGGGGAAAAGAATGTACGGATGAAATCCCATTTTACGTCAGGATGCAAGTTCAAGGACAAATGGCGTTGGCTGGAGTAAAAAAGGCAATTGTAGTTGCAGCATTAGGATTTGAAACGATAGCACATTATGAAATTCTGGCAGACCCTGAACTTCAGGAAGAGGTCATTGAAATAGGTGTAACGTTCTGGAAAAAGTACGTTATGACGGACACAATTCCGCCGATAACTGGTACGCCTCAAAAGGAATTTAAGGCGTATAGACGAAATACAGAACTAAAACAAGAAGTCCTCACGTTCCCTCCCGAAGCCGTTCAATGGCATCTGTCTCTTGAAAACACGACCGAGACAAGAAAATACGCGGAAAAAGAGGAAAAGCGTATCAAGGCACAAATTTTAAATTTTATGGGGGACGCGACACGAGCGGTAGCTCATAACGGTGAATTCGCTTATGAACGTCGTCCACATAAAAAGCATGGATGGCAACTAATAAGTACATATTAGGATAAACAATGGCAAATCTTTCTGAATATCGTACCGACTATGAGTCGGAAAACCAAACTCCAGTTCTTGAGCTGGACATTAAAATTCCCACAAAGGAGGACGCAAAAGTCGGACCCATAACGGTTATAATCGCAGGGAACGCAGGGAGTGGCAAAACATCTATCGGAAATACAGCCTCAAATCCGCTCCACATAAACGCGGATAACGAAGGCTGGAAACGCAGTCTCGTACTCGTTCCTAAATTGGACGTAATAGAATGGCAGCACGCTGCGGGGATTATTGATCCGAAGAATACTGAAAAGCTTGAAGGATTCGACACAATAGTTGTTGACACTATTGGCCGTTTGATTGAAGTTCTCTGTATCAACGTTGCACGCCGTCCCAAATGCGGGCAGCGCGACAAAATCACATTGACTCAATTAGGCTGGGGAGTCGTTAGGCGAGTAATGATTCAATGGCTCAATCATATCCGTTATAGTATGGGGAAAAATATTGTTCTTCTGAGTCATACGCGAGTCGATGACGAGAAGAATATTTTGTTAGACGTGCCGGGAGGTTCCAACAGCGAAATCTTAAAAAGTGCAGATTTCATAGGTATGCTGTACAATTCAAAGGAAACTGGAAAATTCGTTTTGGATTTTTCTCGCACAGCATTTTTCCCCGGCAAAAACGCTGGAAACATTCCTCCGACAAACATCCCGAATTTGAAAAAGTCTCCTTTCTTTTTGAGTCACCTACTAGAAGAAATGAAACAGAATGTAAGCCAACAAGTGTATGAAAACCTTTCTACAACATCCGTCTTGGCAAGCTATCGGGAAATCATTAATGCCGCAAAATCGGCAACAGATTTAAATCAAATTTTCAATGATCTACAAAAAAATAAAGACGAGAATTTGATTGCTTTTGTAAAGTGGATGCTAGCCGACACCGCAAAAAAACTTGGCTTTGAGTATAAAAAAGATGTTGGAAAATTTGAATAAGAACTATTTCAAGTAGTTCAAATATTGATTGATCAAACCGATTAAAAATTCTCTGTCGGGTTTCCAATCGTCCCCATTTTCCAGAGATTTTTTCAAGGCTAACAGACATTCTGGACTCGTGGGAAGTCCCGTGATTAAATAACCAATATCAATTCCTAAATGGACCATTTCCATTAACGGCGTATTGAAATGTCCCGTTTCATAGTTCGATATTGTTTTTTCACTAACGCCTATCTTCTGGGCTAATTCTGTCTGTTTTAGCCCAAGTCTTTGGCGCTCTTCTTTTAATCGTTGGCCGAAGCCGCTATTCTTTTTCATAAATAGAATAATAACGAAATAAAATTTTCCATTGCACTAGCAAATATTTTCTAGTAAAATTTGTTGCATTTTTATGACAAAAAAAAAGCCCAACTGTTAGAGCAGTGGGCAAAAATCATCTTTTTTTTACTGTACTTAAAGAAGCACAATAGAGTGGGCATATTCTACTATTTTCAAGAAAAAAAAACAATAAATTTTCAAGAAATTTAAATTCTGCCATTATTTATAATATAAATAAATTATCAAAGCGTTGTATTTCGTTAAATCAATATGTTTTATTTTAATTTTATAATTGTTTCTTGAAATTCTATTGTGTTTCTCCAATAAGGAGAGACAAATGTTTGTGGATTTTGACAAGGTTCGTGAAGAATCCCTAAATCGTATTGGGTCATTAGTCCCAAATTGGCTCAATGGGAAACAGCAAGGGCATGAGTTTGTAGCACTCAATCCCACTCGCACTGATAACAAGCCCGGCAGCTTCAAGATCAATATGAATACCGGCGAGTGGGCTGATTTTGCTACGAACGATGCAGGGCATGATCCCATTAGCTTATACGCTTACCTACAAGGCATTGACTATCCAGACGCTGCCCGCGAGCTTGCCAAACAATTTGGCATCACATCTGAAATAACCCCACCTTTTGAACGACACTCCAAATTAGGGACACCCTCGCAAATATGGCGATACACTGATGAGTATTATGTGTACCGTTTTGAAACCCAAGACGGTGGTAAAGAATTCAGACCCGTATCGTGGGATGGTGAGAAGTGGCGGTGGCGTGACCCCAAGGGGAAATTACCACTTTATCACCTTGATCAGCTCAAAGCTAAACCCGACGCGCAAGCCACTATTTGTGAGGGAGAAAAAGCGGCGGACGCAGCTACTCGTTTTTTTCCAAACTACGTCACGACAACTACAGCGCATGGCTCAAAGTCCCCACAACGCACAGATTTTAGTCCCCTCAAAGGGCGTGGCGTTTTAGTTTGGCCTGATAATGATGAGGCTGGTAGAAAATATGCCCAAGACGTGGCACAACTTGTGCTCAAAGCAGGTGCTACCCGTGTACATATTCTCCAAATACCGGCGCATTTTCCAGCTAAGTGGGATGCGGCTGATGCTAATGGAGAGGACATCAGCGGATGGCAATGGATTGAGGTAAAACCACAATTTGAAAAAGTTACCGATTTAAATTGGGAAGATGGGCTTAAAAGAAATCAACATGGCACAGTGGTCAATAACAAAGTGAACGTTCGCACTATTCTTACTAAACATCCGGCTTGGCATGACGTAATTGGGTACAACCAATTTTCTAAACATGTTAATAAACGCAAAGCCCCACCTTATCCACACTCTCCAAATAATGGGCTCGGTGAGTGGACCGACGCGGACAATGAAATGTTGAGCATGTGGCTCGGTGAAAACTATGAAATTGAGCCAGGGACAGACAGATTACAAAGCCTTGTGGTTGCTATTTCAATGCAAAGCCCCTTTCATCCCGTGCGTGAATACCTTGAGCAATGCCATGAAAAATGGCAACGCGCCGGCAGCCCGCGCGGGTACGCAACGACATGGGTTGAAAGGTACTTAGGTGCAAAGGAGTCGCCAGCAACACGGCTTTTTGAGAAAACGTGGCTTATTAGTGCAGTTGCACGGATATATGAGTCTGGATGCAAAGCGGACAACGTACTGATACTTGAGGGTGATCAAGGTTTCCTTAAGTCAACAGCTTTATCCATTTTGGGCGGCGAATGGTTTAGCGATACCAACATTGATTTTGCTGACAAAGACTCGCTTATGCTCATTCATGAGTCATGGATTATCGAGATGCCTGAGTTAGACAAGTTCAAAAAGGCTGACTCTGATCGAGCAAAAAGCTTTTTTGCTCGCAGCGAGGATAAATACCGTGCACCTTACGGGCACAACCTCATCACCATGAAGCGACAATGCGTGTTTGCGGGTACGACCAACACTACCGATTACCTCAAGGACAGTACAGGTAACAGGCGATATATGCCTATCGAGTGTTTAAAACGTTGCGATGTTGATGCTCTCAAAGCTGACCGCGACCTAATTTGGGGTGAAGCCGTTGAAATGTACAAAAAAGGTGAGCAATGGTGGTACGACGACACACTCAAACATGTACGTGAAGCTCAAGATGCGAGATTTGCTGAGGATGTCTGGCATGATGTCGTTGAGGAATATTTAAGCGACAAAAAAGGCGTGACAATCCAAATGGTACTCACCGAGTGTCTCAAGATGGATATTGACCGATGCGATAAGATGGCTCGCAATCGTGTTGCGGATATCCTACGTCAACTCAATTGGAAAACGTCCACCCACGTATTTATTAATGGAAAAGAGAAAAGGGGGTGGAAACCTAAAAATTTTTAGTCGTCCTGTAATGTGCCTCTTGTGTAAAAAAACTAGCAATTTTTTTATTTTAAATTTCGACGCAGACAATATGAGTACAACGGATTGACGGAATAAACTGATTTTAAACTCTAAAAATTAATCCGTTTTTTCCGCTAATCCGTTCATTGTTATATTTTTATATTCAATGAGTTATAAAAAACTGAACGGTGGTAAGATACCACAGCATTGTAAGACTACCCATTTTTTTAGTCTTGCACGACGCTAACACTCTCTAAATCAGGGCCTCGTCAAAGTCCTATCAATTCCAAGGCACGGTGAGGCTTAGCCGCTATGTCACGTTTCGCCTCCGCAATATTTGTAGCGTTTTTAACCACACGTAAAGTACCTATGGCAAAATTGCGTAAACAAGCCATGATTTGGGGACCAGAGCCGGTCCTAATCTGGGATTTATCTTCATCAAAAGTCACATCCTTCACGGCGTGGGAACGGTTTTCTTTTGCGTAAATGACCCCGATTGAGTTTCAATAAATGCTGTGGATTAGCCTGTGTAGGTGTTAAGTCGGTTATTCCATAAATGGTTTCTTCACGTTCAGTTTTCTTTTTGCAATTAAATACGTGGCGTTGTATACAACAAACTTGTCCAGTATATGGAAATTCCAAATAATCGTTAAGAACAGTACTGGTCCAAATACGACGAGTTTCTATCCGACCATGTCCCTTATCCACCGTTTCATAGTCAGGTTTTTGGCTATCCAAATGAAGTTGTTCAATATCCTTTTTCAATGTGGGTTGATTGCCTTTAACTGTAAAAAAGTAATGCGCTTGTTTTTCTTCAACTAAGTATTTGGCCGTTTTTTTTTGTGTATGCAGTGCATCAAGGGTAACTACTCGATCTTTTATATCCAAAGGTTCTAACAAAGGGGGTACAGAGGGTATCTCATTGCTTTTGTTATTTATTTTGACTTGGGCAATGGTTGTGCCCTGCTGATGCTTTCGCCGCACTTAGCAAGTGTGTCTTATGGCCCTTTGTATCATTTGCTCCTCTAAGAACTTTACCATCGGAGGCTTATGCATCATCGCTTTGTTCTAAACTGAGTTGTCTTATCCAGCCCCAAAAGGATTTGTTCAAGAGCCAAACTATCCGATGATTGTAGAACACGTCTTATAGTGGCGCAACGAAGGGCAATATAACGTTGTTTACCCTCATGAAAATAACACCCCAATCGTTTGAGCATCACGAAGACTACTGCGTTTGGCCCATTCTCCTATGGTGCTAAAATGGCTGCATTAACGAGACATGGCACAAATCGCTATGGCTAATACAGACACAACGGAATTAGCAGTCCTCGCGCTTTGCGAACATCAGGTAATTCGGAAAGTTGTTGTTTCAGAATTTGAGCTTGGCTTGTTGTTAGTTTCATAAAACTCGATGATCAAGTTTTTTTAACTTGACAAAATCAAACCGGGATTAACATTAAAAATATAATTAAAAATTAATGACTTGGTAAAATTTAATCCTAATCATTAAGCGTTAAAATCGATCAAGTTTTATAAATTTTCGACTGATATTAAACCGCATGAAAACACTTTATAAAACGGGATTTTTTTAATTATTTTAATATATTTTAATGAGTTATTTAAAAGTACCCGTTCGTGATACACAAATGAGTTACTGTGTCAAGCCAAAAAAACTTGATCATCGAGTAAGAGCAATACGTTCTTTGGTATTAGAATTTCCTCGTTTATCAAGACATATCCAAATGAGAGGAATAGCGACTCCTTTGTAAACTAATGCCAATGTCAGAAAATTTAGATTTTTTTGACCCCATTTCCAATTCGTTCTATCTAAAGCTAAAATAATATTTTCTTCATTTGAAAAACTTTTCAAGACAAAAAAAGTTATTTGTGCAAAATCTAATTGAAATAACTTAAAAAAGCGTTGTAGGCGTTTATAATGAGAATCCACTGTAGCTTTTCCTGAAAAAGCTTCAGCAATTTTGGTAAGGTTAACCGATCTAACTGTGAACAAAGCTACAATAAATTTAGCTAAAAAATCTATTCTGGCACCATGCCAGTTAAAACTTGGTTTTAAAATTTTTTTGAGCTCTTCAATATGAAACATGATCTTTTATTGATATTGTGAAGTGAATTTCTTTGACTCTATTATACACTATTAATATCAATTAGTTAGTTTTTTTTGTCCTGTACAAAGATTTAAATGACAAATCGCATCAATTGAACAACCGTCACGACTAATATACAAAACATGAGATGGAGCCTCTTGCAAAATTTTTCTCCCTTTATTTACACAATATTCCTAAAATACTCCCCCAAATTTTGCAAGAGGCTCATTTACTTAAAAATTTGGTTAAAATCTATACCATTGCTCATCCGTGTTCAATTTTTATTGAATTAGTCAATCTAGTATTCCATTTTTCTGACTTTTTTGACAGTATATGAGAAAATACTGGTGTGCCTAATTTATTAATTTCTTGTATTGTATTATCCATGGTTTTTAATTGTGTATCTAAAGTCATTCCAAATTCACCTGATGCAGGCTGATAAAAATAATTACCTGAACTGTGTAGCTGACCATTTTTGGGATAATTACTGAATTCAACACCATATAAATGAATTTCACTCGCTCCCATGAGATATGCTATTTGAAGAGCCACATGAGAGCTTGTACCTTCCATATTTATTTTTATTTGCTCTCTTGAAATAGGCTCATTTACTGAGCGGTATTTTAAGACAATATGTGGTGGTTTAGGGTTTGGCATATTGTGTTCAAAATCTTCTAAAAAAGGATGGGTTGGTGGTAAATAGTATTTACCATTTGAACTTTTCCTTGGATATTGTAAATTATCAGTTCTTCCATAATCTTCAAGGGTATTTCTCAGAGGCTTGGCTAGATTTATCCAAGTCTGAACTTTCTTATTATAATCGTGTTGAAGCTGATTTCTAACATGCTTATGCGGATAAATTTCAGGAACTTGAATTGCAGCCGCAGAGGTTAAGATCATTGTTATTCTCTTGTCCAAATTCTTAAACCATGTTTTTTCAGGTGCTGCAGAATCATCAGAAAGAAAGTAGTCTTTTAAACGTAGTAAGGTTGATGCTCCGTTAACACCAATAACTACATCTTCTTTTCTTTTAAAGAAATATGGCAAAGAAGGACCTGAACCTAAAACAGCAATTAGTTTTCCTTTATATTTTCCTCGTATTGATTGGTATGGATCATCTTCACTAATATGTTGTTGCATAATTGACCTATGTACGCGAGTTCTACTTATTAAGGCGGGACACCCTTTATTGTCAAGGGATTAGCATAGGGTGGCTCTCACTATTGCGTATTTACAACAGCCACTACATTTGTCCCGCTTGAAGTTGGAAGCCGTTTGCTTGGATTTATTGAAGTATTTACAGAGTACTTAGAACAATAAATTTCTGCATTACTCTAAAATAATGAGATTTTTTAATTTTGTTGGGCCATGATGGAATACCTTAACTCCATATGATTTAACTGTACGAATAAGTTTTTCCATAACTGATTGTTGCTTTTCATCAGTATGACCCCCTTCTACAATTCTTTGATATTTATAAAAATAATTTTTACTTCCGTAGGATTCGTCACTTTGGTTAGTAAACTCAACTCCATAAAGATGTATTTCTGTTGCCCCCATCAGAAAAGCTATTTGTAAAGCTCCACCTGAACTTGTTCCACCAGATACCAATTCTTTCATTGATTGATTTATTTTTACATAAGGATTTACAGTAAATAAAACTACGTTTGCATTTTTTGGAGGGGGAAATCGTTCAAACACTTTTTGGTGGAGAGGACACATGTAGGTAAGGTTTCTTAACTTTTTAGATAGTGAATGTACAAATGTTGATTCTTCCCCATAATAAAAGATATTATCTAGATTATTAATCTTAAGGTATTCTTCCACATAACGGATCGCTTTCTCTCTTTCTTTTGTTTTTAAATAAATTTCTGTAGAAAAAACAGCAGCTAAAGTTCTAATAATTTGTGTAGTATTAGGGGGATTTTTCAAATACCATGATTGATATGGGGCTAAAATATCTGCCGAAAAAAAATATTTATCTCCTATAGAACGATCCAACAATTGTCCACCACCATTTACACCAATAGTTGCTTGATATCCTTCATCTATATACCTAAGAGCAGATGGTGCTGAAGCTACAATTGCAATCTTTGATGAAGGATATTTACCACGAATTTTGTCAAGCATATTAGTACTTCTACACATAGAACTATCCCATTAAAAAAAATTTAGTATCAATATTTTATCAAAAAAAGATAAAATGTATATAAAGAGAAGAAATCTTTCCTGAGCGAAGCTTCTCGGTTCTTCAGTCGTCTTTCTCGCCATTGTTCATCTTCTTGTTTCCGGGGAGAATATGTATTTTTTGGCTTAGAGCCTGTTTGAGATATTTTTGAAGCAAAAAAATCTATAAAAAGGTTATTTTTTATAAAATAATCTAGTCGAATTTTCTTCGAAATTAACTTCGAGGAAAAAAAAGATGAGAAATCCATATCCAAGTGATCTCAGTCAAGAACAATTTGAAAAAATCAGACCCTTTTTGGAATCATCTAAAAAAAAATAAAACAAAAGTAATTGATTTATATGACGTTTTTTGTGCCATTTTATACATACTTAAAACGGGATGCCAATGGCGAATGCTTCCACATGACTTTCCTGTATGGCAAACCGTTTATAGTTATTTCCGTCAATGGAAAAAAAAGGAAACCGAAACGTCTGAGAGTTTATTAGAAACGATTTTAAATCAATTAGTTGTTGAAGATAGGTTATCAGAAGGTCGTGAAGAAGAGACTTCTTTACTCATTTTTGATTCTCTTTGCTAAAAAAATACTGATACACCAGAGAATAAGGGCTACGATGGCGGCAAAAAAGTGTCCGGAATAAAAAAACATCTCGCGGTAGACACTGGAGGACGTCCACACATGATTCATATCACGACAGCAGATACAGGTGATAGAGAAGGTGCGATAGAAGGAATTAAAAATTCTTCCTCATTTTTTCCAAATGTGGTTAAGGTTTTAGTTGATGGTGCTTACACAGGTGAATAGTTTGCTGATTCTATTAAGAAACTTATTGGCTCTGAAGTCGAAGTGGCCAAACACTCTGAACTTCATACTTTTGAAGTAATTCCTCAAAGATGGATCGTCGAACTTACTATTGATGGCTCGAAAAATGTATAAAACTCTGGAAAAACTGTGAAAGACACTTAAATACTTCTTTGCAAATGGTTGTTCTGGCTTTTATTTCTCTTTTTTTAAGAAGGACTTCAAATTTATGAACCCGTTTTGAACTTTATAGGAGATTCTTATTTTTAATTAAAACAGTTAATTAACTAAATTTTTTGCTTCAAAAATATCTCAAACAGGCTCTTAAAGAAAATGCTGAGGCTTTGCTCATGTGACGTTCTTATTTTAAAGCAGGGCGGTGGAATATGCTTAAAAGCATAGCTAATTATCCATTATCTTTGATGGTAAATTTACCGTGAAAATGGAAATACGCCCCTTTGCTCCACAACCTAACCTACCAAGCAGTCCAACCACCGTCTAATGTTAAATAAGCTCCTGTCATATAGCGTGAAGCATCAGAAGCAAGAAATAATATTGCAGAGTTATAGTCATTAGGCTTTGCCATTCTTCCCAACATTGTTCGTTCTTGATAACGTTGTTTAAAATCTTTATCTTGGTTTAAATGTTCAACTCCTCCTGGCACAATACAATTCGCACGAATTCCTTGCTTTCCCCAATAAGCCGCTACATATCGAGTAAAGTTAATAATAGCAGCTTTAGTCGTTGCATAACCTATTGGGCTGTTAATTCCTGACTCTTGATATAAGCCAGGATAAGGACTCACCACACCATATATTGATGATGTATTAACAAATACCCCTGCTCTCTGTTTCAACATTTGTTTACCAAACAGCTTGGTACAAAGAAACAGCCCAGTGAGATTTACTTCAAGCGTTTTCTTCCATAAATCCAAAGGATAATCTTCCAGTGGTGAAAAAAAATCATCATGAGGAGTTAACTCCCTTGCACCTTTGAAATGAGAAAGATTAATTACGACATCTATCTTACAAAATTTTTTTATTATCTTATATACAGTTTGGTTTAATTCATTCTCAGAAGTAATATCACACGAAAAATATTCCTTTACATCATTCGGTAAGCAGGAATCATCATCTAAGTAAGTATCTTCCAAATCTATAATAATAAGTACAGCACCTGCGACTACAAGTGCTTTGCTTATTTCTCTGCCTATCTGACCCGCGCCACCAACTATAACAACAACTTTTTCAGACAAATCAAAATCAGTTGTTTTAAATATATTAGACATTATAATTTCCTGCAATTATTTGGTTAGAAATAGAAGCCACTTGCAGTCCCTCACTAAGAGTAGCAAATAAGCGTTCTTTAGCACAAACGTTGTTAACAGTACCAACATAATTTGATACTTGATATTGATAAATTGTTGACCAAATATCAGAAATATCATTACCCAATGACTTTACACTTATTTCATCACCATAAATTTCTAAACTGTGTTTTATAAAGTCAATCTGAATATATCCGTGGTCGAAAAGTACTTCAAGAGTGCGCCGAGGTTTTTTTTGGAATAAATCTAGATGTAGATTGCAACTTAGTCCTGATTGGAATACAAATAATGCATCAAGACAATCATCAACAGGAATATTCAAGTGGGAACTACTGCTTACACTTGTACTAAATTTAGACAAGTTGCCAAATAAAAACAATATCAAATCAATCTCATGAGAACAAGTAAAAGTAACACCGCCTCCCATTTCTGGTCTAGCTACATACCCTGTTTTATAATCCTCCCAAGAATGCCAGCTGGGTAAGTATGAGCTCCAGACAACGCTGGCTGATATAGCAACTCCAAATCGTTTTTCTTTTATTATTCTTGATAGATTTCGCACGTAAGGATGAGCACGTAATGTATATGCTACCCCCGCTATTCCTTTATATGCCTTAAGTTTAAATTTTAACAATTCAATACCTTCGCTATTTACGGCAACAGGTTTTTCTAAAAATACATTTTGCCCTTTGCTGAGTAATTGTGCTCCTTGCTCAGAGTGGAAGACTGATGGTGTTGCAACTATCCAAAAATCATATTCTGTATTAATGATAGCCTCGTCTAATGTCTTAAAATACTGTCTAAATCCGACCTGATCTTGGAGTATTTGAGTATTTACTGATTGAGTTAGTGAGCCTTTCCCTGAACTCACAACATCAAACTTGATATTAAGTAGATTTAAAATCTTCGCATATCGTCTTCCTATTGATCCAAGTCCTATAATACAAGCTATCATTGCTGAATTTCCGACTGAAGAATGTCCTCCAAACATAGCAATCCATCTTCTTCAATATTGCGAGATGCTTTTTTTCCTAAAAAGTGGCTCATAAGTGCAGGTGCTAAACCTGTCCCAGGTCGTTTACAGCATAGATTCTCTTCAGAAAATGTACTGCCCTGTTTTATTGCTTGGCAGGCAACTATGCTCCTACGTGCATACTTATGTGTCTTATCTTCACAGGCTAACTTTTCTTTCAATCCTTGGCCACTCAAAGCTTTTTCTAAGGTTCTTAGTTCATCCACAAGTTTTTTCAACTCAAGTTCATCAAGGGACAACCAATGATCAGCACTATCAGGTAAAGTTTTATCATATGTAAAGTGCTTTTCAATGTACTTAACACCATACAAAATACTGGAACTTGCAATGGTAGTTCCAAGAGTATGATCACTAAAACCGAGTAAATTATTAGGAAAATGTTTGGCAATATCTAAAATCGCTCGTAGATTAGCGTCCTCAGGTTTTGTGGGATAACATAAAGTACATTGCATTATTCCCACAGGTGCATTGGAATAAGTTGAAATAGAATCAACTGCTGTTTTAATTTCTTCTATAGAGGATGCTCCAGTAGATAACAAAATAGGCAAGTGAAATTTTGCTAAATGTTTTAGCAAAGGTATGTTTGTCATATCACACGAAGCTACCTTAAATCCACGTATCCCTAAGCTAACTAACATATCAGCAGCTTCATTATCAAATGGGGTAGATAAGAATTCTATATCATGTTTTTGGCATATACCAATTAAAGCTTCATATTGTGGACGCTCAAACTTATCAAGAATCGAATAAGAATCATATTGCGATCCATTTATATCCCGCTCACCCTCCCAATCCCAAAATCTTGGGGCATTTCTAGTTGTCAGCTTGTTTGCTTTGTAAGTTTGAAACTTAATGATATCTGCTCCACTGGCCTTTGCAGCTTCCACCAATTTTTCCGCTTTTGATAAATCACCAAGATGATTAACCCCAGCTTCAGCAATTACAATGGTTTTTTCTCCACCAAACTCAACTTTTCCTATATTAAATTTCATATTAATTGGTAACCAGAGTTTTCAGTAAATTGGTTATTAATCTCTACATCAATAACCATCAAGTTCAAATTGCAACAATTATACCACTTTTTGGCTCGGGTGCTAGTGGGTTGTATCTGGGGTGGTGAAAAAGAAACAGTAGGTTAGCCATAAAACTGATCCCGTTTTTATTCATTATTTTTAATAACTTTAAAAACAACATGTTATAAAACATGAATAAAAACGGGATCAGTTTTGATTTAGGGCGTCCAAAACTAGCACTTTTGGGTTAATTTTTTTGACCAGGATTTTTCATGGCAAAACCACATGGATTCAAGAGATTAAACGGCCAGGGAAAGTTTTGTCTAACCCGGTTTGAGTGGCCCAACTGAAAAACAACCAAATATTGGTTGATCGTCTGGGGCAAAAAACGGTCAAAAAACCTGGAAAACTAAGATATCTAGGGCGATTGCCAGAAACAAACCGTCCCCTTGAGTTTTGCCTAACCCGGTTTGAGTGGCCCAACTAAAAAACAACCAAATATTGGTTGATCGTCTGGGGCAAAAAACGGTCAAAAAACCTTCAAAGGCAAGATATCTAG